CAGCCCCACTTGAAACTGATCCCCCAAAATTTGTCGCTCCTTACGAGCTTTTTTTGTATTTCCTGCGAAAGTCCGATAAGGCAACGCAAGCGGAAGTATTAGCAGGCTTAAATAATTCCAAGTTTATTACTCCTAAAGGGCTAACAGCTGCACTCGTTGGCAATTATGGCCTACGAGATTATGACGATAGCGGAGTAACTACCTATGCCGAAGGCGTTGGGGCTTTTTATGGCAGTAGTCTATATAGATGCAATAATCCAGCAGGCACAAGTGGTGCTTGGAATGCTGACGATTGGGATGTAATAAGTGCAGGAGGTTCTTCGTTCGATGCTGAAAACATTACTACCGACTTAAAATTCGCAAACACTACTTCGAATCGAATTATAGAACGCAGGCGATTGTCGGGTTCTATTTTACAATATTTAAGTAAGATTCAATTTGGAGACAACGATTTAAGGCTAATTGTAGAAGATTGGGCTACGGGAGGTGTTCTAAAAGACTACGCAAGCTATCAAGTTATTGGAGGCACATTCCACAACTGGACGGTAGGTAATGTTCCAAGTTTGCTGTCTAATTCTATGCAGTTGCTAATAGACAGGTTGAATTTGAACAAAGTTGCTAGATATTCAAGTGAATTGTCTCTCGACAATGATTTAGATATTGTTTACAAAAAATGGGTAGTTGATAATTTTATTAATGTAACTGGGGGGAATTTAAATGGTGCATTAAACTATGCACCATCTGTAACATTAGCATCTTCAACAAATCCAGCTTTAGGCGCAACGGCTTCTAATAATGTCACAATTACAGGAACTACTACTATCGCAGGATTTGACACCGTTGCAGATGGAATTACACGGATAGTTAAGTTTTCAGAAATTCTTCAATTAACCTATAATGCTACCAGCTTAATACTTCCAACTAACGCAAATGTTACTACAGCATCTGGAGATATTGCCGTATTTCGCTCGCTTGGAAGTGGTAATTGGGAATGTATTGCTTATACAAGAAGGGATGGAACGGCCTTGGTTGGCGGTGGTGGAGTTGATGGGGACAAAGGAGATATTACAATTAGTGGAGGCGGTGCAACATATACAATCGACCCGAATGTTGTTTCTAATTCCAAGCTTGCCCAAATGGCAGCTAACACCATTAAAGCTAACAACACAGGAAGTACAGCAAACGCAGCAGATTTAACGACCGACCAGTTCACTGCAATGATGGAAAATGCAACAGCGGTTGGAAATTCTGGCATTATAACAGCAATAACATCTGCAACTTATAAATACATTCGATTAAATAATGCAGGAGCTACTGGACTAGGAAGTATTCTAGCTCCAAGTTCTTCTTATAAAGACCTTTATATTTGGAATGATACAGGTGTGACATTAACATTATATCACGACTATTCTGGCGAAGCAACAGCAGCAAATAGAATTTATTGTGGTGCAAATCGTAGTTGGGCGAATAACACAATGTTGCATCTTAAATATAGTGTAGATGAAGCAAGATGGTGTACAGTAGCACTGGATGGTAATACATTCAGATCTCTTTTACAAGGGACAGGTGATAGACTTGTTCAAGCTAGTTCAACAGGACAAGAGGAAGCTATTATTCAAATTTTAGACATAGATTTCTCAGGAGCGCAGCAAACAAGTGCAACAGGTGCAAGTTGGACATGGGTAAATGAAGTAAATATTGCTGGATTATCACAAGGACAATTATATATAGATGTTTCAGGTGGTTATCGTTATGAGTGTCATAGGAATGATTATTGTAGTAGAACCCCTATTATTAATGTAGAAACGTTTACCACTAATTCACTTTATCCAATTTTTGAAATAACTGGAACTAGTGGAACATTTTCAGAAGACTCCGCTTATGTTATTGATAATCCTTCTCTTGTAACAATGGCTTTACCTTCAACAGGAACACAAGGTGCGGTTATCGTTATAAATGGAAAAGGGGTAGGAGGTTGGAAAATTACCGTACCAAATACACAACAAATTGTAGGTGGATTGACAAATTCGACAACAGCAGGAAGCGGATATATAGAAGCAACAGGTGCAACAAAACAATTTGCAGCCGTTACACTTAAATGTATAACAAGTGGAACAGCAGCGGTTTGGGAAATAGTATCTACAAATCCAGCAACAACACTAACAATAGCTTAAATGGGTTTATTAGTAAGAAATAATAAGGTAATTACCGCAAGTGGGAAAATACTGTATAGGAAAGTAAGCAATCCTTTAGACTTACCAAATCTAAAATTGTATTTGTCTGCAACAAGAATGCCACAATATGCAGACGGAACAGCTATCTCAAGTTTTTTAGATTATTCTGGGAATAATTATAATGCAACACAAGCAAGTGGAACTTTACAACCCACTTTCCAAACTAATGAATTTGGAGTTTACGCAGGGATAAAATTTGATTCCGTAAATGATTTAATGACTCTATCAGGAGGGGCATTAGATATATTTAAAAATATTAACCAATTTACTGTTCAAGCTGTGTTTAAGCGGACTGCTTTGGGGGCATCACAACTTATTTACCAAGCACTTATAAATGTAGGGTCTTCAACTCGTTTCGCTATTTCGTGTAATTCGACAAGTATTGCCATGACAATACGTATATTAGACGCTGGGGCTTCGTATAGTATACTCATACCAAGTAACGATTTAGCCCCTCACATGATTCAATCTACATTCATAAACGGTTTTGTATATACTTATTTGGATGGGGTTTTTCATGGTGCAACAAATGTTGGTGGTTTGACTTTTAGCAACACCTCCAGTGTTGGGTCAAACGTTGGAGGGAGTGTAACTTCTGCTATTTGGGGGGCAAACATTAACGGTGTCTCAGTAAATACTTCATATTCAGACAATGCAACAATTCAAGCACAGTACAGAGGATATTTACAACGTGGTTACTTATAAAATTATACAAATATGTTTCCAATAGTATTATTAGGTGCAAAAACAAAAACGGGGCTAGAATTAGCTTTAAAATGTATAGAATTTTATGGTACAGAATCAGTTAATTCAACTGAACCAATTCTGAATTTTAAATATGCTGTATTAGCGCAGTCGGTTGAGCCATTTAGAAATGTAGAAAATCCAGCCTTAGAAGATTTCTACTACGAAAAGCTAAGTGAAGGGTTTAAATCCTATTCGAATCAAACTTTAAGGCAAGATTTAGAAATAGTAGACGGAGTTCCTCATCCAGCATTCGAACAAGCAAAGGACGAGTTTGATAATTTATTATTCGAGCCTGAGCTAGACGAAAACAATCAAATTGTAGTGATTGACGATGTGATTCAATATACTACAACTCCAATAATGATTCCAAAAATGATCGGAAATATTGATTTTTGGTTGAAGTTTGGAGGGGACGGGATTATAGCAGATTTATATTTTACTGCTAATCAAATCAAACAAGAACCAATTGAAACTTTCTATAAAGGATGAAAAGAGAACTAAAACTAGAAACCATTTTCATTAAAAATCCGTGGAAATGGAATAAGCCGATCACTTATCTAAGCTGGATTATTAGACAGGTAACTGCCAAGTATAATGTACTGCCCTTTGTTCCAAACCACGCAGTTTTGCGGATTACAAAGCCAAATGGCGAGGTTTGGATAAGTGATTTCCAGAGCCGTTACAAGTACAGAAAAGAAAAGTATTGGCTATTAGAAGATACCAATCGGATAATCGCTACATATCCGTGCGAGTCTTCTTTATCAGACGAAGAAATTCTTGAACAAATCGAAAATGCTTCCAGTATTTATAAAGGTTATGAACACAAAAAACTGATCAATTATTGGACAAAACTTGAAAGTGACGTTACTATATTCAAAGAAAATCCATTAAGGTTCGTTTGTTTCGAATGGATCGGTTTTCTGCAAGGCAAAGGAAATGTCAATTTTTGCCTCCCTAAAGACTTAATAATAAAACAATCATAAACATGAAAACACTACTAATTCTATTACTCGCAACATCAAGTTTATTTGCTCAAAGAAAGAAGCAAACAACAGAATATTTAACAATTGCTAATTACGCAATTAACAATGTTGTTCAAAAGCCGTTTAAGATTGGCTATTTGGCTTATACTCCAGACTCCTATTATTTGACTACCAAAAAATATCCTTTGATAATCACGTGTCACGGTAATGGTCAAAAAGGGACATTAAAACCAGACATTTTACGTAAATCTTTTGTTCCACTACGATTAGATCAAGGTTTAAATGTAGAAGCTGTAGTAATCTCGCCACAAACCAACGGATATAAACCTAAATGGAATTATGCAGGTTGGTATAGAGAATTACTAGATTCTATTTCTGTTAAATATAGAATAAACCAAGATAGTATTTTTATAATGGGATATTCAGGAGGAGGAGAAGGTGTTTGTACATTTGTTAAAAATTATCCTTGTTTGGGAATAGCTACATTTGCACCAGTTATCACTTTAACTCCTTTAGAAAAATGTATTCTTACAACTAAAAAAGTATGGGGTTACCATTGTTTAAATGATGCAACTATTAAGGTAACATCTACACAAAACTTAATTAAACACATTAAAGAATGTGATTCAAATGCAAAACCTAAAGTAACTTATTATCCTAGTGGAGGACATGATGGAGCTTGGAGTAATGGACTCAAAACAGACTCAGTTTTTAAATATTTCCTGAGTAAATAATTGCTGGTTGAAAATTTTTTAAAGCACACAACATATAGTTGTGTGCTTTTTTTATCTAACTCTCTTCTTTAATAATATCTTCGTCCAAGTATTCTTTTATTAAATCATCAAGTGCTTGTTCGTCAATATTCTTGATCCAATCAATAAGGAGTTTTCTTTTTTCTTCTTGTGTCATTGTGTTATTTGTTTAATACATAAATTACGATCGGTTTTGTACTTACCTTACATTACGTTCCAGCGGGGGATAATTACGCCCTCTTAAACCCACAAAAGCGTGAATATTTAGCGTTAGCAAACATTTAAAAAAGCCTCTAACTCTGATAGAACGATGTACTCAACTTTCCAGTCTGTTTGATTGCCATAGTATTCATGTTCAGTTTCTTCATTGTCATGAATCATGCTTTCTATTTTCTTATATTGTAAATAAGTAATGTTTGGCTTTAGCTTTTCCAATACCAATTCCAATACTTTGAATCTATCCTTTGGAACATCGTTATAATATGGCTGTGGGTCGCTATCGTCCCAGCAACTACCACCACTGTATCCTCCAGTCTCATATCTGCAATAAATTACAGGCTCTTTTATGTGTACTGGAATCATTGAAGGTTCGACAAATATTCCTTGATTGTAAGGACATTTTGCATTGATTTCTTTTATTTCTTCTTGTGTCATTTTGATAATTTTAAAAGATAAAACGTTTGCTAACACTATATTTTAGTATCAGGTGGTTTATTCATTATTCAAATATTTTATAAAATTTACTAATATTAAATGTTTCTACTTCTTTATCTGGAATAGAATAGATTTCAGCATCTTCTTTTAAAGGAGGATCATTATGATCCAACAATAACTCTGCTAAAGCATCTCTATCTTTTTTATTTGGGTACAGTATTTTATACAAAGGGTTATGTGTAATTCCTCCTCTACCTTGTGTTTTAAAAGTAAAGTGATTTCCTATTGCATTTTTAGCTTTCTCAGAGAACTTAGAATACTTACCTTCAAAGAACAGTTGACAATCTTCTTTAAACTGTTCTAAGGTAAATGTAACTACTGCAATGTCTCCTAAATATTCTATTTCTTCAAATGTTCTTTGTGAAGAGAAGAACTCTAATTCCATTATACACACTTTTTTTGTCTCAAATACTACAAACACATGATTAACCAACTCTGGTTTATGAGAATTAATTGAAAATACTGAATGAGCATTCTTAAAAGCATTCTTTGTGATATATGTTAATGGTAACAGGAAATATCCAGATTTATTGTAATCTAATTTAGTTTCTAATTTCATGAATTAAAATTCAGGTATTTCTTCAGTTCTATCGGTTTCCCCTACAGTATTAAACCAGTTTTCAGATAAGATGTCTTCAGAAGGGTCGATATTTGTGTATGTAATTGGAGCAATAGGTTCCCCTAAATATCTCACAACTTCTATTTCTTCTTTGTACCCTTTCTCGTATTCTTTTCTTTCTATAGATTCAGGGACTCCGAACAGTTCATCTTGCATATCATTAAAGAATGTTAGATTTACTTTAGGTTCAAACTTAGTTGGAGCAGGTATTTCAAATCCTTCTTTAGAAGTTAAGAGTTTTATACACTTATAGTTTTTATCAAATTCTTTAGTCCAATCTGGTCCAAAAGCTTGAATATATAACTCTGTAAGTGCATTAGCTCTACAAAAGGAATCGGTCTCCTTTAAGAACTTCTCAGCAAACTTCTTTCCTTTCTTTGGTAAACCTTTTACATTATTGTGAGTACCAACTATCATATCTGTGTAAAGATTATCTTCTTCAGTCTGTTTAGTTGAAGTAACCCATTCCTTCTTTTTCCAATTCCAGTGAATCCCTTCAGTTCCTAATAAATCAGAATCAATACAACATAAGAAACTATTTGGAACATTTAGTTTACAGATATTTAGACAATCATCAGTTTCCAGACCATTAGCTAGATGTGCACCCCATTTATTTACAAAATGATCTGAACACAACTTCCAATATTTAGGAGATTCCTGGTTTCTATCTTGCTTATACTCAGGATTTACAGCTAACCTATCTTTAATAGTGTCCCTCCCTTTTATCCAGGCTAAATATCCGTCTGCACCACAATCCGTTAGGATCATGGTGAAAATGTCATCACAAGCTTGAATTACTTCTTCAGGAGTTTTCTCTGTGTATAAAAGACGTTTACCATCTTCTGTTCTTAACCAACCACCATTTCCATCAGGTATTTTATTACCCTGGAAGCAAGCAAACAAGATACTGTCGAGATCGACCAATGCTATTTTTTTCATGCTTTTTCCCATTTACTTTTACCACATTTCTTACATATAAAGAGGTATTTTATACTATGGGGCATATCATCTCCATTACGATGTCCATTTACTGTTCCCCTATGTTCCCAATCATGCAGACAAAACCATTTATCTGCAATTCTTTTTAAAAATTCTCTGAAGCTCATACTTTCTCTAAAATTCTTTCTTCAACTTCAATTTCACCTTTCTTAATCATTTCTTCTAGTACTGCAAAAGGTGTACCAAATCGAGCTACATCATAACCAAAGAAAGCTGGGTCATTAGTCTGTACTTCTTCAAGTACATAACCCATCTTATTTTGGATTTTAGCTCTGATTATTTTCACAATCGTATACTCTTTACCTTCCTCAACCCAATCTTTTGTTTTGATACTTTCGGGTTTACCACTAGAGTCTAAGCAAATGACTGTGTGACCTGGCTTAATTTGAATGGTTTTCACTTCTTTCATCTATAACCATTTGAATATGACACTTAATTACATCCCAATTTATTCCTATTGTAGCATCGTGAAATCTTTCTAATCTCACACAGACTTGCTCAATCTCATCATCTGTGAGTAGAACTTCTTGCTCATGGGCACAACCTATTACATCATCTTTAGACCAAAATACAGGAATAATATCTTGTTTCTTAGCTAAATCATGAAAATCTAACTGCCCAACTTCAATTCCCAATACACTCTTTTCCCAATAGGCTTCTCTTAGTTGGTCCCAACTTTCTATTAAAGTCTCTGACTCATCTTCATGTAAAACGTAAACAGACATTTTACTCTTTTCAAAAAGACTTTCTGCAAGAGAGTGTGAAATTATTTTCCACACAAATAAATCCTTAGTTATTTTCATCCTTAATTAGTTTTAAACTTTCTAAAATTCCTTCAGCTAGTGCCTCTTGTACAGTTTTAAAACAGACTTTGCCTTCAAACATTAATCTGCTAAACTTTTCTTGATCTATATGATTTCCAGGATCATCTTGTTCACAATCTAACAATAAGTTTTCATACTTTTCAAGAAACATTGAAACATCTTCAATATTATGATTAACGATTGTATAGAAATATCCTATTGTTCCTGTATCTCCTTGTGGGTTAGATCTGAAAAATTGAGAAGATACACAAAGATTATGGGTATTATTTACCCACAATTGAATTTCACACAACAATAAATAATAACTCATATGTGGATCACCAGCCATGTGTTCCCCTTCAATAATCTCTACAAATACTCTTTTAGTAGAAAATGTAACAGGTATAAACCCTAGTTCTTTTGCTAGAATTGCTATTTCTTTTAATTGTTCTTCGTTCATTTCCTTCTTGCTTCGTTTAAACTTAATTCAAATTGTATAGGATCAAACTTTCTCAAAGCTGTTCCCCATCTTCCTTCATATTTTAAACTTCTATCTTTACCGCCCATCCACCATAATTGTGAACATATTGGAGGAGATTGTAAATTCAACATTACTTCGTGACTAACTCTAGTTATTGCTTTCATTTTAAAATTGTTAAAGTGTCATTATCTTCAGAACCAATTACTTCTACACTAAGTAGAGTTTTAAACCTTTTTAACTTGGTTCCATTAAAAGTGTAACTATTTGCTTTCTTTACACATTCTTCTATTCCTTCTCCTACTACAATAAACTGAAACTTCTTTCCTTGTTCAGTTAATCCTATACATTTAGTTGCCAACATTTCTATCTAATCTTATCGTTTTTAAACTACCATCCCAAACTTCACCGTTCAAATACCATACACCACATTTTTGTGTAATACTTACTCCAGGTAAACCATTGAGTCGCTCTTTAGTTACATTGCTAGTCCAGCCACAATTGGTTATTTCTAAAGTATTGGATCTTTTATAATATGTAGCGATTCTGTTTCCGTGTAAATACATTTCGCTTTTTACAATAGCTCCATTTGTATCAAGAGGTACTTTTACATAGGTGTTTCCTATCGTCTTGGAAATGAGGTGTATTAAACATCCACAAGCTTCTACTGTAATCTTTCTCATAATACTATTGGTGTTTTTTGTGCTAGTATATTACAAACTTCTTTAGTAATAAATCCAAGTCTAAGTAGGTTATGAATTATGTTATAGTTTGTTGCAAAGACCATATCCATTCCGCAACCCCCTATTCTAAAACCATTTCTACATTTAGATTCTGTGTGACCTAGAGCAATGAATAAACAATTCCACTGTCTATAATGAAAATCTGGTGTACTATCCTCAGGATATTGATTTTGTTCACAACTATGAAAACTCATTACTCTAGACATTCCTGATTTAGCTACAGAATGTATTACACAAACCATTCTACCTTCTTGTATAGCTTCAATGTACTTTACAGCATCTTTTTCAAATTGCTCATAAGAATAGTACTTCAACTTTTTAGCAATATTCTTTTCTACTTCTTCTTTTGTCATGATTCTAAGAATTTTTCAAATTGTTTCATTGTTTTAATTGGTTTCATAGAAGTCATACAATCTACATCTTCTAACTCTTCTACATCACAACCTTCTTCTATACTATAATGTGTTTTATTTACTGTACAGCCTCCTTGTACTACATACCATCTGGAATATCCAAACCCTACAGTCTTCACAAAAGCAACTCCTTTATTATGTGAGGAACCGTAAACTATATTAACCTCTCTCATTTTCTAAATTGTTTATAAACTCAGTACACTCTTTTTGATTTTTCACCATAAAATATCTTCTATTAGGAAAATGTGTTTTAAGGTGAAACAGTAATAACTTTCTTTTTAAAGGAAATAAATCATTCGCAAATCCTTTACATTCCAATAAAATATCAAATTCAGGAAGGTAAAAGTCGGGAAACATTGCTATTTCCCTTAACTTTTCTCCCATAAACTCAAACTTAGATTGGAGTACAAACTTAGGCTCTCTTTCTACTATTATATTTTCTTTTAGACATAGTTTATAAAAGAAAACTTCTAGTTGAGAATCAAAAGTAAGATCATTAAATACCTTTTTAGTAGCATTCTTAACCTTTTTATTAGTTGGTTTTATAGGTACAACTTTACTACCTTTCTTTTTAATTTTAATCATACATTGTACCACATATAATTTCAGGATATTCACCATTTTCTCTTATCCATTCTTCAAATGACATCTTTCCATCATGGGATTCTGCATCTGTGAAATACATGTGCCATACAGTATCAGGGAGTTCAACTATTTCAGCATCCACCAAATCACTTAAACTACATTCTGTAGTGTTGGTGTAGTTAAGTAATGCTCGAAAAAGAGTTTTCCCTGAAATCCATTCTTTGTTGTCCTCATCATGTCTTATTTCAAATATTCTCATTTTCCACATTACCATTCTAGTTTATAAAATTCTAAAAACGCTTTAATTTCTGATTCTGGGATAGTATGACAACCCACGGATAAACAATTTTCCATACGATAATCTACTTCCCCTTCTTCATTTAAATAAGGAATATTTCTAACCTGAATACCATTATACTTAAATCCTTGAACTAGTTCGTGTCTTGTCTCTTTAGCCCTAAATAATCTCAATGCTTTCTTAGCTTCTTCTAAGTCAATAGTCATAAATTGAGAAGATACTATGACAGTTTTTTCAGAATCTAATTTTAGGAGAGTGTAACCAAGAGTATTCATATAACTCCTATTTTTACTTTCTCTCCATTTATCTATTTCTAAAAGAGCTTTTTGTACATCCTTTTCTTTCCTTTTTAACTCAGCCAATCTTTCAGACTCTTTATCAGCAGCTAATTTCTCTTCTCTAGCTTTACAATATCTTTCTCTTTCAATAGGATCAAACCAAATCTTAGTCATTTCCTTTAGAGATTTAGCATAGGAAATTACATTGTCTCTATCTCTTACCTTATCATACTTATCTCTCCATTCTTTCATTTTAAGAACTTCGATCTCATGTTCTGTAAAGAAAGTTTCTAATTTGAAATCAACTGGTTTGAAAGTAATCTTTTGTTTTTGTCTAACTTCTCCTCTAGAACCCCATCCAGAATAATGTTTATACTCAATCTCTTGAGTAGTTTTGGTGTTTATTATTCTAGTGAAAGTTTCTGGATCTAATTGTCTACAAGCTTTGTACTCTGCAAGTTCTAGATGTACATTAACAACAGAAGGTATTCTATTATTACTAACCGCTTCTTTGTACCAAGCTATTCTATTGTAGTTATTGGCGTTATCTTTATGAAATTCATTCTGCATCCATAAAAACCAATCTTCTCCTTTAGTGTCTTTTCCAGGAATTACATCACAATAAATTCTAAACTTTTCAGGAGGAATAGCTTTAGATATGCTCCAACAATTTAAACCATTTCCAAACCTTCCTTTATTATCAAAAGAACTTAGAAGATATACCACACTAGTTTTTACAATACCATCTTCTTGTCTAAATGTACCTGGTAACTCCCTATGTTCAGCTATCTTAGTGTTTCCTTTCCAACCAGTACTAAACCATATTTCTGTAGGACTGAATACATAATCTCCTTTTGTAATCTCTTTAGGGATCATATTATTAGCCCATAAATGGACTAATTCCATTTGATTCATTTTAGAGTAAGCTTTACCCTTTGTTTTTACACTTTCTAACGCTCTTGACATAATGTTAAATTTTTTACTTGTTTAAATTTTCCCAATACTCTTCAGGTGTCTCTATTCCTAAAGATTTCCTCTCTTCATCTGTTAAATCTCTAGTATCATCACACATACAACATCTCATTTCAGTAAATGCTTTAGGGATAGTATGTGTAGGAACATAACAATGGTTCCCATCATTTAAGCAATCTGCTTTCTCAGGATAATATGTAAAACGAACAGATGTAGTAAATACAAAATTCTTTTCACAATTATTACATTGCATTTGATGTGTAACATCTTGGTCATAATATCCTCCATCATCATGATTGATTTCTTCTTCTGACCCACAATAAGGACATTCTACTGAATCCATAGTTAAATTTGTTTTGTTAAAAATTCTTTTGAATACTCAAATCCTTTAGCTTTTACTTGATCGAACGGGTCCTTATTTTCCATATCAGATGTAATTATTACTGGAAGTCCAAATTCTAATCTTAAATACATCATTTGTAACATTCCAGGTTTATCATAATCATAACAAACATAGATCTTCTTAAATCTACTTCTAAGATATGTAATCTCCTCACTAGTAATAGTTTGTGATTCTGAACAAGGACTTATTGCTGGGAAACCCATCTCATACCAAACCATAATGTCTTTCATAGATTTAGTAAGGATTAAGATTTCTCCAGTAGCAGGTAATTGATCGAATCCTTGCCAATCACATTGTTTAGTAGTACTTAACCATTTCCACTGTTTATCTTTCTCAAGTGGTTTATAGATTTTGTACCTACCATTTATCAAGTATCTAAATATAGGATTGTCTTTTTTGTAAGTCCATATCAACTTAGGACCTTCTCCTTTATCTAACCATACTTGCTTAGCTACTTTTACATCAAAGTAATCAAGTGTACTCCTCTGAATTCTTCCTTGGTACCAATAATCTAAATCACTTTGAGAAAAGTCTTGTAGAACAACTTGTATTTCAGTATCATATCTAACAAATTTATCTGTAGCCAGTACTTTAGGTTCAGATTGTACATTACTGTGTACTTTAAAGTCATTGAGAATTCGCTTAACTGCATCTTTGAATGATTCATGGTGTAACTCCGCTACTAATGAAATACAATCTCCTGATTTACCTGTACTAAAGCATTTCCACATTAAGCTATCTAATAGCTTAAACCTAAAGGAATGTGTACTGTCACTTGCAAATGGTGAACTATATGCTTTATCTTGTTGAGGAAAATAATGCAGATATTTAAAATATATCTGCATTTCACCAATCTTTTCTATCTTCTCTTTTACTGTAAGTTCTTTGATTTCTTCTACATCTTTGAAATTAAGCATGAAGCCATTAGATTTTATCAATTAAAAGTAACAAAATGTGATAAATACCTTGACATATTTTGTACATAAACCATAAAGGTATAAAGCTAATTGCAATACAAGCTAAAAGAAAGATTAGGTATAGAATACCCACTAATAACATTTCCCAGAATTCTTTCATAATTTTAAAATTAAAAAGGGTAGCCTAAACTACCCTTTGGTTAAGTTATCTATGAATTATAATTCATTAAAAAGGAAGTTTGTCCAAAGACTCTTCAACTATTACAGGAGCTACTACACCTTCAGTAGGACTTGGTACTGACCAATTAGGTACATCTGTTCTTGTAGGAATTTCAGCGTTAACTGGTTCAGTTACAAATTTATCCTTAACATCAAAAGATAGTTTAGAAGGAGTTACATCATAGCATTCTACCATTCCTTGATAGTAGTTAGGAAATGTAGCTTTTGTACTGTTTTTATTTTTAACAAGTTTGAAACGAGCTTTTCTCTTTGCACCCATTATTACTTTAGCGATACCTTCTGAAACAGTTTTAAAGTTTCCAGATATTTTCTGAAGATATGTTACAGCTTTATCCTTGTCTTTAGACTCTGCCATGTTAGCAAAAATATGAACAATCCTACTAAGTTGTTCTGGTAAACACGCTTTTCCATTTGCATCTACCCCACTTGGTTCATAGACAGATACAGATCCCTCAAAACCTGTACAGTCACCATGTTCAACAGTAACTGTTTTGATTACTTTAAAATCAATGATAAGCTCATCTTGATTATATGTAGCAAGAGTGTCTTTAAACTTTTTACCTTTTACTGACTCTCCTTTAGGTTGAAAGAATACATCTAAGATTTCAACTTCATGAATACCCGGAAGTACTTTGTTAAATGGTACGAATTTAGATTCTGCTTCTTGAACTCCTGCTAATGAAAATGATTGTGACATAGTGTTATAATTTAAAATTAGAAATTGGGTTACGAAATAAATGAAATGATCTTACTAAACCTAGTAAGCAGGTTATTTAATAATTGTTACTTGACCTTCTTCATCAAGATTGTAATTTGTATTTGTAGAGTCTGCCATTTCTGTAGTCTCATAAATACCAAGGAGAATGTCGTTAGCTACCCTACGAGCACCCATTGAAAGACAACGAGCATACAACATTGCTTTAGGAAATTTCTTCCATACGTCTTTACCCGTTAAACCTGCTGCGACAGCATCTTGCCAAGAAAAAGAACATTCCTCTTCTAATACTTTATTTAGAATAGGGGAAAATCTAAAGAATCTGATTGTAGTTACAAGATCTATGTTTTTTCCTTCCGCATTCTTAATTGGTTCCGCATCTTTTATAGTCTGAAAGTCAATCCCCCTACCTCGAATCAAAGCTGAAATAGCATTAACTCCTAGTGTAGGTTTCCCAGCTATAAAGTGTATATTCTGGAGAGAAGTCATTGCTTTTAATCCTAACTCTTTCCCTTGGATAATAGTAGCAATTACTGACTCAGGGGATTTGTAGTTTACTGGTAGAATACCTGAACTAATCAAGGTACTAGCAAACTTGGTCATTTCTTCAAGATTGTTGAAGTTGTCAAACTTACCTATTTGACTTGACTCTGCTTTAATAATTTCCGTTTCTTTCATCTACTTTTAAATTTAATTTTAATTGTTTTTCTGCTGCTTCTTTATTTCTTATATATCTAGTATACAAGTAGTTAATTGGATGTGTACTCTCATTTATTGGTATACTTAGACAACAAGTAGTTAAAAACATCATTCTACTTAAATCATCTTTATCTAAGATTTTCTCAGCTAAATGATACATTACTTGTTCTAACCAATGTACTTTTCCACACTTTGTCTCTTCTGTTTTATGTTGATACCAAAGTATATCACCATTCATTCCTACATCATATTCATACATTATAAAAGATGTCATTCTCACAAGCTTACTTCTAAGCTCACCATTTAAAGCTAAATTGTTCATTTACTATTGTTTAAATTACTTCATTTTCTGTTGGTAATACAGGGTCTTCATCAATTCTATTGTATTTAAGGTTATTCAAGAATCTGATAGGGGCTGGATCACCTTCTCTTAGTTTTACTGCATGGACATAAACTTTATTCTTTACCGCATATTTATACGGTCCATAAGTATCAAGGTGTATAGTCTCAGGTCTATGTGACATTACCACTATATCTGAACATTGATAGATACTGTCGGAAATAAAGATGTCTCCACGATTGGGATAGTGGTCATTAGGATTTTGTTTTCTCTCTGTAGATTCAATATTTCGATTAAGCTGACTGAGTTGGATAATGATTCTTTTGTCTTCTTTCTTAACCTCTACAAACATGGTTTGTAAGTCATCAATCATTTCCTGCTCTCTTTTACCTATTCTTTTAGCTAATCTAGTATGGTCAAACATTACTACTAGTCCACAGTCCTTACCATATTTGGTTTTAGTCCAATGATGAAACTCCCTGATAGTAGCAACCATTTCTTCAGGGGTCTTAGGTTTCTGAGCATAGTAAATTCTGTAGTCTATAATAGAATGTCCAGCTAACCTAACTCTCTCAAAGTCATTATCACTTAATGTAGAGGTTCCGGATTTAATTTCAGAAGTAGTAAGCTGTGTTTTAAAACTTAATTTTCTAATTACTTGAGCTTTGTTAGACATCTCGTAATTAAAACTAAGTACACAGAAATTCTCTTCTTTGTTATAATCAAAGAAAGCTGTCTCTAATTCATTAGCAATACTTGACTTACCACTCCCGGAAATTCCTGCTATAGTTACCAGTGAAGTCCACTCTACAGTTCCCCCTATCAGATCATTAAATTTCTTCCATCTGGTCTTAAGTCCAAAGATTTTACCTTCTTTTCTATCTTTGACCTCTTGAATAGCTTCAATAGTAGCATCTCGAATATGGACTAGACCCAGTTTACTTAAAATTGGATCCATATATCTCTTTAGGTTTCTCTTCTTTCCCTATATATCCCATCCACAAGCCTTGATTTATATATGTAGAGAGCATTGACCAGAAGTTAGCATTATTACCTACTCTGTACAACTTCTCTTGTTTAATAGCTTCTAGGACTTGTTTATGACTACATTTAGTAGTCTGAAGACTCTTGCTGTAGGTTTTAATATGTTTCTCTCTAGAAATAGCATTGATATTAGCCTGTAATCTTCTCATACCATCTCCTGTCTTCTTTGGGTATGTGTTACAGAGCTCTTCAAACTCTTCATCTGAGATTAGGTTTTCAACTTGTGCAGCTTTAGCTTTAGGGATGTCGAGTTTCACGACACCCTTCTCTAGCTCATGTACATGTTGCACACCTTTTTCTGTAATTGTTACTGAACTTATATCTCCTTTAAACTCCTTAAAATCTACTAACTCTTTTCTTTTAAGTGTTTCTACATCAGATACTTTAAACTCTCCATAATGATCTGTGTATTGAATTAATAGATCTAATCTTTTGAAGTACAAAAGAGACAATAAATAATACTGTTCAAATGTTACTCCTAATTCTATTACCTCATCTAAGTCTACTAGTATCTTCATTAGTTTTCTTTATTTCTTTAAGTTCTTTCAAAAATGCTCTATAACAAGATCTCTTAGCTATTAAACGAGATTCAGACATTTTTCCTTTTTCCTGGATAATGAACTCATTTAACAATTCTATTTTTCTATTATAAGAATCAATTAAATCATCTACACTCATCCTTTAACTGTTTTAGTACAAGATTCCCAACGATCTAAAGTGTTATTCCAGATTACATAAATGCTATCTAAATTATCAAGTCTTACCCATTTTGTCCCAGAAAGAAGAACAGAATCGTTATCTACTAGTGTAATTAAGTGAAAAAACCCATCTATTTTACTTTTTAGTTTTCTCCCAATCAAACTTTCAGCATCACTAAAATCATAAGGAACTTGTTTGTTTTCAGGTTTTATTCTGTAATCAATTTGTCCCCAATTAAATTGAAGGTGATGATCTACAGAACTAGTCTCAGCTAAAGGTGAAGTCCAAACAATTTGATCGTTACTAACAAAAGAAACTGCTGTAGCAGATGTACTTTCCCAATCAGCCCACTCACCATCAATATTATCTTGAATAGTTTTTCCATCAAGAAAAGCCTGCATTACTTCAATTTTCTCTTCTAGTGTTTTCATTTTGTAAAATTTTATTTGTTATCCATTTATAAAAAGTTGTTGCATCTGGAATATAGAATTTTCCATCTTCTCTTGGATTTTCTTTTCTATACAAATCTTCAAGGGGTTTTAATTGTTCAAGAGGCTTTAGAATCAAGTCTATTTCCTTTTCACAATCACACTTTTTTTCTTCCATGAATTCCTCTTTAAATCTCTTTAAAGAGATAGTATCTACAGGTTTCATTTTGTAAAATTTTATTTACTAATATAAGTTAAGTGTTTTTACTCCACATCCAGAATCTAATGCATCTTTTCTACATTTCTGCTCATCTAAATATGCACAATAAATATCTCCATCATCTTTATCATAAGTAACATACACCTTGTCTTGTTTAGTAGGATTCAAAAGAGTTTCTCTTAATAAATTACATTTTTGCTCTGCATATTCTTCCATTGCAGAACCTATAAGATCCCCAAATTCAGTTAGCTCTAAAGTATCTTCATCAATGACAGCAATGTCATCTCCAAATAACCTTTTAATTATTCCTTCTTTAATTGTCATATCAATAAATCTTTACGTGCTTCAATCATTAGGTCTACTAGGTCAGAAAATTCTTCTGAAGAAATAGATAAACAAGTTTCTTCTTGGTCATCCATTACATTTAGATTTACAATTTTCATATTCTTAGGTATTTCTAAAACTATAAAAGACTTACGTTTTTTATAGGTAGTTTTTCCCTGTATTTTTACAATAGGAAATTCTTCAACTGGGTTTTCAAATACTTCTTTCATCATTTTTAATTTTTCCACATTCATTGGTGTATATTTTAGAAAAGGATCTTGTATTTGCTCTACAATACCTTTTCCTATAAACACTTCTTTAACTATTTCTTTCCCCCAACCTTCTAGATTATTTAAAGGGGCAAAGTATTTCTTCCAATGTGAATTATAATTAGCTAAATCCAAAGTTTCCTGAAAATAGAACACTCTACCATCTAAATGTTCAAATCCTTTTCTTCCTTTAGTATCTATTTGTACATAGAAACCATTCTTAAACTCTGGTTCTGTAATTCCTATTCCTCCAATTCCTTTAGGAATAGACCACATTGGTTCCATTACTTTAAAAGAAGCATCCTTATTGTAATTAGGATCATTTTCTTTACAGAATTCAATTAATTCTTTTTGTGTCATTTTCTTTTAATTTTTTAAGAATAAAATTCTTAATGTTTAAGTTTAAATAAAAATCAAAACTCTTAGGTGTCTCGCCTTTTTCACAAAAACATTCTTTCTGAATTGTTTCTTTTCCTGTAGAATTTTCTGAGTTTTTCATAATCAAACCTATAGCCCTTTGTCTCCCATGAATTATCTTGTCTAATTTGAGCTAACATTCTTATTTCAATTGCCTTTAGAGAGTTCATTTTTTGTCTTCAAACTTTAATTTTAGTTTTTCGAAGATTTGTTTTTCTTTTTCCTCACAATTTTTTACATACTCCAATATTCTTTCTTTAGCATCTTCTATAAGTTTTTCAGCATTTAAAACACCTAAGTCAATAAGCATTTTTTGAGTATCTGTAAAATATGTAGATCCATCTGGTCTTATTCCAATCCTATCAATAAATGCAGAATATTTTAGAATTGTATCTTCTTGATATTCACAATCGTAGTAAGTATACCTTTCAAAGAAAGAAAAAGAATTATCTTCAAATAAAATAATATGTTTATTATTCCCAATTTCAACAGCTTTTATTGTTTTACCAATTGCATCTGTAAGTTTAATTTGTTTTAACTCCTGCATCTGTATTTAAATTTTGGTAACTTAATTTAACTAAATCTTCAATTCTATAACTTACTTGGTTTATGTAGTCTCCTTGAGTAAGATTAAAACTAGGCATCAATCTATCTACACAATTCTCTATTTTAGTATTAGCAGATAGTAAATCCTGAATCATTTTATCAGGTTTTTTCTTTTGATTCTCTGGTTTAATCCCTTCTTCTTGTAAATACTCATTGAGACAACACAAAGCTGTCCAGACCGAAATCTGGACAGTTAAGAGTTTAGTTATTTTCTCTTCTTGTGTCATGTATTTTAGTTACTCTAAAACCTGCAATTATATCGTTTTTATTGTCATCAAGAAAAGAAAAACAAGTTATAAGGGTCACACCTTCTAATAGACCATTAAAAATGTATTTTGTGTTCTTCCCGTAACGTGTTGCTACACAGCCAGTTCTATTTTCATAAAACACAGGTCTATTTATCTTTTCTAAATCTGTCATAATCCTTTTTCTAAAAGTTCTCTTTCTGCAACTAAATCTCTATTATTAGCAGCAATTTGTGTAAAGTTATTAGGAAACCTTTTTTGAAGTTTTGTGATATTTAGTTGACAAACATCCTCTAGTTTCCAATCTAAATGATTACAAAAGTTAGCTATATACCACATTATATCTCCAAGTTCTTCCTTAAGATTGACATAATCTACATCTTTACCATAAGCTAGGTTTTTCTTTAATACATCAGCTAGTTCAGCTTGTTCTGTATTCATTCCTAAACTCATATGAATCAGGTTTTCTCTTAGTGTGCCTAAATTAGCATCTGTTCTTTTTGCTAGGTCTTGATATTCTTGAAAGTTCATAATTAGTAATTGAAAATTAAGTTGTCTAATCCACTATTTGATAATTCATTAAGAAATGTTTCTCTCACTTCTTCCATTTCTGTAATCGCTAACTCACTAAATTCTTCAGAGTCTTTCATCTTATCTATTGTTTTGTTAAGATGTGTATGCATATTTCGGATAACTAACCACATATTATCAGCTTTACAGGCAGTTTCATGTTTGAAATTATCTTCAGGTAAATTAAATTTTAGGACAGCTTTCATCTTGATATTTTTTAAAATTGTTTAAAAGATAATTGATAGCATCTTTTCCTATGATATTTGCTGATTGACAATTCCATAATGGAAGTGGACATTTATGGGTTTTACAATATTCAACCAAGTATAGAGCACAATCATATCCTGTCATTTCCCATAAAGGTCTTTCTTGAGCTATATACTTTAACCAATTTTCTTGTGAAATCCCATAATGTACAAAGTCAAGATCAATGTCAAAGCAAATAGCATCTGGCACACCCCAGTCCATTATGCGCTCAACAAACTCATTATAAGATTTTACCCAAATAACTTCAGTAAGTTCATCTAAAGGAATTGGTGAAAATACTAACCATTTACCATTGTCTTCATATGGCGAGCGACAATCATCAAGCCAAACTAACGTCTTCATAATCAATCAATTAGGTCTGTAAAATCATCCCATCCTTTGTCTTTACATATGAGAAATAATCCACCTATTATGTCAGCTACATCGTTTTTTCTTAATTCTTCAGAGTTCTTAATTCTTGCCACTTTTTCATCCAAACGAGAACCATAAGGATGGTGTTTAGCAAAAATATCTAAAGGTTTTAAAGCAGATTCACCATAAGCTTTGTTTTTAGCTTCTAGCATTTTACATAAAGACTCTGTAGCTGTTTTAAAGAAATTATCTTCTTTAATCTGCCCAAATGTTCTAACTACTCTAACTTTTCCAGGAACTAAAGTTGCGTTACTATAAGGATCTTCTACAATTGTACGATATATTAAAGGATCTTCTGCTTTACATTCATTCAAAGATTCTACTATTCTTGTTTTTGGTTCTTCTATAATTCTAGCCCAATTTCCTTGGTTATACACAAGTCTTCCCCAATTTGTAGTTCCATATTTAGGATCTCTATTGGAATCCCAATTTCTACCATCTTTTAGTTCTTGAGCAATACTTTGTTCTTCTTCATCTTCTACAAATTCACCATCTTCAACTATTATACAGTACCTATCACTCTTATTTGTATCAATGTGAGCAGGTACAAACTTAGTTCCTACTGGAAATCGTTTCTTCGCTTCCTCTAATAAAGTCATACTTTCTTCTTTAATTTCTGGTTTTGAAATGATCTCAGCCCATGTACTATTTTCATATAAAAATGCAAGTATTCCATTTTCACATCTAACTTCAATATCTCTATCTGTTATACAAATTTTTGGAATATCTGTAGAAGTAAGTATGTTTCCTGAATAAGCACTTTTAAACACTGTACCCACTGGATATTTCTCTTTCGCAATTTTTAATAATTCTTCCATGATTTTATTTTTTAATTTCTTGTGCTCTTCCCATGTAAACAAAATCTTGACCTTTGTAAATTACTTTGTTATCCATAAGATTTAGAAGTAATCCTTTTTTAGAATCAAGAGTGTTACCATCTTCATCCCAATCTGTTATAACATCTGTTTCAGTTACAAAAGCATCTACTTCTACCATGATTTTAACAATCATTCCTTTTTCTAAAGGAACTTTCACAGGCATTGTTTTAGGTGTATTCCAATTGTATCCCATGATTTTATTTTAAAGTGAGAATGCTTCTAATGAATGTTTAAATGGATTTCCTTCAATGTTTTTTACAGCTACCAATATTTCAGCTACTAATTCCCTAGTTTCTTGCTGTGCATCTGGTTTTAACCTCAAATTAAACAAATGAATAAAAGAAAGAAAACTACCTGTCCAAATAAAAGTAGTATTTAAACTAAGAGGTAAGACAGACCTAGCTTGTTCTTTTGAGCTTCCCATAGCTATTAATTCTTGATAAGCTTCTTTACAATAAGCTATTACATTTGCTTCTATTGTAGAACATGTTAATTGGTTATCTAGCACTCCTTCACTTCCTTGCTTGCTACTTTTAGATTGTTTTCTCCATTCTTTTATAGTTGTGTAACTATCAGAGAAATCTACATACCTGCCAGAAATAGAGTTTAAAGACATTCCCACTTGATGTTTTTCTAGTTGCCTGCTCACGTAAATCGGACATGTGATCCTAAATTGTAATTGGGCATGTCTAAATACAGAAGTATGTTTGTGTTCAACTAAATACTTAATCAGTTTAGCGTTTTGTTCTTCTGAGTAATTTGAAGATTCTTTGTTATAGCTCACACGAGCTGCATTACAAATGGAGTTATCGTCTCCAAATACTCCAAGCAATTCTACTTTATTCTCCATTAGGTTCAAAGTTTTTTTGTTCTTGATAATTTAATTTTGTGTACTGATACAAAGGAATCACTCTATTTTTTATATAGGTGATCCCTGTTGTAGATTCAAAGGTTTTGGTGCAGATATAGGTCATTTCTAAGTTTTAAAATTTCTTCTGCTAATTTAACTCTTCCATAAAAACAATTGTCACAACCACAATTAGGTTTAGCAAAATCTCCAGTAGCATCTATCTCTTCTTGATCCATTCCATATTCTAGTCCTATACATGAATCAGGATTTCTTCTATCATAATAGCAAAGATTTATTTTTACTTGATTTTCTGTCATTTCAATTTTGTTTTAGTAATCCAAATAGAATAACACCTAATCCCTAGGTAAATGTGTATAATAGAACCTTCATGTCTATAGTTACTCGTGTAACATACACCTATGGCAAAACACCAATTCCAATAACTAAACACCATTCTATTAGTGAGTATTGATAATAATTTTGTCATGGTTTTACAAGTTGAAAACAATCTTCATTAATTTTTACAAGTTGATAATCTCCTACCAAATCTTCTTCCAGTGGTAAGGAAATTCTACAATTAGCAATTCTTTTATTTGAGTGCCCTACACAAGAAGCTCTATTGATAGTAAGGTTATTGAGATTTACTCTGACTTCTTTAAACCCTAACCAAAGTACAGCATCTTTTGACAATACTATTTGACATCTAGCTTCGAAATTATTCTTTTGTCTTGTACCTTGTCCTTTGTAACCAGGGTTTTGTGGGGTCACACGTCCTATGATTTCAATACGTGCTTTTATTAAGGTTTTCATAATAGACCTAATTCTTTTCTAACTTCTTTCCAATACCTAAAATCTGAATCCATGTTCTGAAGTTCGTATGTGTTATTTCTAGTGTCGTATTCTTCTAATGCTTCTTGTATTTCATTTACACAAATTATTGCATATGTTTTCGCTTCTTCTTTAGGATTTAATACAGGAAGTAGTGTTGGTAAATATCTTCCATACAATTCTCTTGCTTTTTCTTTTGGACTAATCATATCAAACTTTTAAATGTATTCCAACTATCAAAATAACGTACATTAGGTAAATCTTTTATTAATCTAGATATTTCCAAAAATAACCACCTGTATGATTTCTTTCTCCTCTGCTTACTTTAGCAATTTTGTCTTTAAGTAATCCTGTAATATCACTTGCTTCTTTCACAGAATCAAACTCCTTAATTACTTTTTTAGTACTCAAATCACACTGGGCAACTCTTTTTGCTTTTACGTGTTGACCGTCTTTCTTGTAAATACAAGCTTTTCTTAAGTTTGTATTATAAGCATGGACAAGATTTTGAGAATGTGTTACCCATTCTAAGTTTTTAACACTATTATTGAGTTTGTTACCATCTATATGGTTTATCACACATTTATCTTCCTCTTTTTCTAAAAATAATTCTGCTACTAACCTGTGAATTTTAAATGTTTTTAGTTTCTGATTCTGGGTACAGACTACAACAATAGGGTATCCTGTAGTACTTATTTGTATTTTACGTAATTTCCCTGTTACTCCTTTCACATTTCCTTTGTTACTAATTAAAAACCGTGAATCAAATTCACAGTATGATTTCCAGATTTCTTCCATATTATTATATTGTTTGTTTATACGTATTTAAACTATCAAAATTTCTTACGTTTGACACTGAACTTAAAGCATTTTTTAACCAAAGTTCTTCCTGAGTATTTGGTACAACTAATATAAATATAATTGCTCTTTTTCCTTCAATGTACCTACAAGCTCTAGTGATACGTTGTATAATTGTATTGGATTTAGACGTAAATGCAGTAATAACACCCATATCAATAACAGGGACATTATACCCCTCACTCAAAGCTCTTGTTGAATTTATTATATTTTTTTCAGTTTTTCTATCAGCAAATAAAATTAAAGCTTGATCTCTCTCCTTTTCTTTCATTTTAGAGTGAAAAATCACAGCTCTTTCTTTACATAGTTTATGAAGATTTGTGGTAAAGCTATTGGTTTCCGAAAAGGTTATTGTGTAGTTATTAGGGTACAGATCTAAAATTTGTTTTGCAACTATTAATTTATTGCTTGCATTTTGAGTAACAGCTTTACGGTTCCTCATTGCAGCTAAGAATAAACTAGCAGCTTGTTTATCTTTTTGAGGAGCATCTTTATCAGCCAGGATCTCTTTAGATCTTTCAAAAGCATCAAAATTACCTAAGATCTGTTTATTGTACACAAAAGACTTTTGAGCTTTATTATACTTAATCTGTTCTTCTGTAGTAAGTTTTACATCTATCACATTAATGATATAGTTAGAAACTAACTTAAGTTCTACAGCTTCAGCTAATGTAAGTTCAAATGCTAGTGGTGCTACACTGAGGAGTTTTGTTAAATCTTCTTTATTGTCAGGTTTAGTTCCGGTTAAACATAACAGTTTCTTGTTATTAGCTTCAAAATCATAATCTAAAATAGACCCAAAGCTTTCCCCATGTATGGACAAATGTGCCTCATCTATGACAAAATAATCATATAATGAGAAATCTATTTTATAGTTACTATTGTGACAAATACAAGTTACATTTTCCCATAATTTACCATATCCCCATTGTATAGCTTCAAGATTCCATTGCTCAATAAGGTTTTCTTTTGGTACAGTTAATAGACCTTTTCCGCCATATCTTTTGATATTCTCACAAGTAGAAATAATTCCACATCTAGTTTTACCTGATCCTGGAGACATAAATAGAGAAGCCCTTTGAGACTTCTCTATTACTTTCTTTAGAGCATACGTTTGAACTTGAGACTTACATTGCTTTGGATCTGTGAATTGTTTAAAAAAGTCAAATTCCTGACGTGTCATAATTTTTCAATTTTTATAGGTTCTGACCATTTATGCTTACCCCATTTTACAAGATATATACCACCTTCAAATTCAAAAGTAAACTGAAGAATGCTTTTTATCTGGTTAGCAATTTCAATCTTTTGAAAATAGACTTCATCTAATGTCATAATCTTGATTTTACAAGTTCTCTTATATCTCTTTCAAAAGAAGGTGTAGTGCGGTCCCAATTCCAAAGTGGTTTTGATGTCTTGTGTTCAAGAAAATCTAATAAGTCATTAATACTAAGTAAAGGTTTATTAAGAATGATATAATCTTCAGCTTTTTCTCTTGAAGAGAATTTTAACCATTGTTCTTCTTTAGCTCTTTTCAAATCTATTTGTTCAAAAATATACCCGAAACCTGTATAAAACCCCCAAACAGAATCACCTTCAAATAACTCTACACCATCATGAGTTATGAGCAATGGTTGTCTTTCAATAATCTCTTCAAAGAATTCAGGATTATCTTCTACTTCTGCTGGGTCTAGGTAATTTCCAGCTTTAAAATAAACAGGTCTACCCATAAAATCACCTTGTTCATAAACACTTCCAACATTCTCTGAATTTGGATAGCTTTTAATGAGTTTAAAACTTCTAGGTTTCATAATTCTAAGTTTTTTATGTACTCTTCTTTATTTGGGTAATTTTGTCTAGTACCTGAATGTGAATAAACCCAACCAGCTTCAAAAGCTTTGTTTACTACAGGACCAACTTCTTTAAAACTCTCTTTAAATCTTTTAAGAGCTTTAACTGCACCATATTCACCATCTATCTCAGCAGTAGCTATAATTCTATTTAGCTCTCTAAGATTAATTATTCTAGCATCTTCTAGTTTCATTCTGATATTGTTTCAAGGAAAAATTCGAGAGTTAGTCTATGTTCTTTTAGTCTTATTAGTACAGATTCATGTACAGCAATGTCTTGCTCTACTTTAGCAAGATCTTCTTTGACAGTTTCTATTTCTGGAGCAAAATCTCTATTTGATTTCATCTTATTTAATTTGATTTGTACAACTTGTAGATGTTTCTGGAATATAATGATTGTAACTCTGTCTTTCTGAAGTACTTACATAAGTCCATCTTTTACAATTCTCTTTTAAAGGACATTCTTTATTAGAGCATTTAGACATATCATTGTTCATTTGTAAAGATTTTTCTTTCTATACAAAACTGTATTAAGTATGCTTTTTTAACTTCTGGATCTCTATCATTTGTAAACTGTCCGAAATTCTGGTATAACCAATAACCAAAATCAATCATTTGCTCTGCTGTGAATTTATTTTCCATTTTCTAATTCTTTAATAGTTTCTAAAGTAATATCATCAAATGATTTATACATAGTTGCATCTCCTGTATTAAATTGAAACATTTGAGTTTTATATTGTTTCAAGTTGTATTTAAGAATTTCTATTGCAAAATTCTTTGCCCAAGAAGGAACATTTACAGTTGCGTTTGGATAAACCTTGTGAAATATTTCATTACAATCTATCATTTTATTAAGGTTAAAGGGTATGAATTTAAGATTGAGTCTTGGAAATCGGTAATACCTTCTTCATCTAGTAAAAGCATCCCTGAATGGTCAAAGGTATTCCAGTCAACACTTAGTTCTTTACTTGGAATATCTTTACTTAGTTTTAAAAGAGTTTCTTTGACATGGTACTCAATAAGTTCTTTAGCTGCATTAGTGAAGTCTTCTAAGTCCATCAGGTACTCATAATCTCCTTCTAGTAAAGTTGTAAGATTAGAGTGTTTTGCAAATATTTGTTTTATAGTCATTTTATTAGAATTCAAAAGTTTGAAGAAAAGCAAAAAGAAATCCTGAGATAATTAAGCAACATAAACGCATAGTAATAAACCCACTTTGACTAAATGGTTCAAATCCAAGAGCATTATTCTCAAGTAACATTAGATCTGGTATTGCTAGTATTAGCAAACAGATTAGAACTTTATAGACTGTTTTCATTTTTTAAAATAATTTAAGTTGATCTGGTTAATGTTTTGAAATAATCCATAGGATTTTCACACCCTTTATCTAAGGCTATTTTAGCAAAAACCTCTTTTTCTGTAAAATCTTTTTTACCTAAGTATGTAGGGTTATCTCCTTGATTTACAAGTATGTAAACCCTGTTACTAAGTAAATAATTATTACTCCTAAAAAAGTTATGTTCATTGAATAAAGACTCTGTGTCAAACATATGTTTATAATTTTACATATCTATTTTGCTTCATACCACGAGTTCCCAACATTAGCATCTGCTTCCATTTTTACTAATCCTGATGTTAAGTATACATTAGCAGACTCTCTCATAATTCTTCCAAGAGCTTCTTTGTACTCTTCTACAAGCTCTTCTCTGCACTCTAAGAGAATCTCATCATGGATACAGTTAGCAATTCTACACTGTCTCAGGTGTCCTCTCTCTTTGATATAGCCGAATAAATTAACAAGTGATAGCTTAGTCTGATGGGCAGCAGTCGCTTGGATTGGATTATTTAAGCACAATCTTTCATACTTAGCTCGTGCTTTAGCAATTTTAGAAACTATTTCTTTTTTCTCTAGGTAGAAATCTAAACAGAACTGTTCACGCTTTGTGAGAACTCTTTCTGGATCATCTTCTTTATAAATAGCTTTGCCTTGTTTGTAATAGTCCCAGTGATCTTCTGTGAATTGTTTTACAAGAGTTGCTTTTCTTTGATAATCATCAAAATAAGGAAGCTTAAGTTTAAACCCATCAGCAGATTCTATATAACCAGTTACTAATGCTTTTTTAAGTATTGTAGCACCCCACTCAAAGATTTCTTTATTAATAGTTCTGTAAGCTTTGTACAATCTTTCTCCATCTGCTACTGGGAGATTAAGGTTTTTAGAAATAGTATAACCGTTGCCACCAAAAGCACAAGTAAAATTAACTATTTTTCCTATGTGTCTCTTCTCTTTATGAAGCTTCTTAATATCGTCATCAGAGAGTTCTTTTATCTCAGGGTACACTTCTCTAGCTAAAAGACAATGAGAGTCTGCACCCTCTTTAATAGCCTTTAAAGTAGCTAAGTTTTGAGACTTGTCAGCTAGTGTTACTGCTTCTTGATTAGAGAAATCTGAGACTATAATTTTGTGTCCTTTACTAGCTACAAAACAATCTCTAGTGATCTTATCTGATGGAAAGTTTAAGAAATTGATTTCTCCTTTTCTTGATGAGACTCTACAAGTATCTACAATAGGATTGAATCTAGTATAAAGTCTACCATGTTCTACTTTGTCTAAAATCTTTTGACCAAAAGTAGTTACTCTGTGTTGAGACTCTTTATACTTCAACCATAGTTCTACAAACTCATGAGAGGATTTATTGATAACATTTTCCTCAATAGAATCTTCTCCAGTATCACTAACAGTATTTATCCCTAATGCTTTAAACACAGGAATCATTTGTGTAGGAGAAGATAAAAGACAAGTAACTTTCTTTACAGTTTCAAACAAAGAGAGTTGGTTATGCCGATATTTAGGGAGATTGTCATAGATATAATGAGTGATTTCAAGTTGTTTCTCTTGAGAAGTATTCTTGTCTTCAATCATTTTAGCTTTCCACTTATCCACAGAAATAGGTAAACCACATAATTCCATGTAAGTCATAGCTTTTAAGTAGTTACAATTAAGATGATAAGTCTTAGTAGCACCATATCTACCTATTTTAGCAGCTAAATTTTCTTCTAGGTCTAGTAATCTATCTACATCATTAAAACAGTACTGAATAGCTTTTTGAGTTGAGAGACGAGTTTTATGGATATTCTGTTGTTCAGATTTATCATAAATAAGTTTTAGTTCTCTCTCCATTACATGTCCAAAACCGTGTCTTAAAGGAGCTAGTTTATGGTTCTCATTTAATTCAAACTCTCCATTGTGTAATATCTTGGAACCAATCATAGTATCTCTAATATCATCAGGAAACCAATTTTGCATATATGCAAATCCTAAATCAAAAGAAATATTATGTCCAACTAGTTTTCTGTCTTTTAGATAAGGAATAACATCTTTGTATTTAATTTCTAAATCTTCCTTAAATAAAGGTTTATTGTACTCTTGAAGATCTATCAAATAGTTATCTGTCTTTGTACCTATCTGAATAGCAAATGCTTTATCTTTTAGAGCATTAAGACCTGTAGTCTCACAATCGAAAGCTATTTTCTGTGTTAAAACCATATCTTCAAGGTTACAGTAGTTATAGTTTCCTATGTTTCTAAAATAATCAGGATTTTTTGTTATTATATAATTCATATTTATCCATAATAGTATTCAAATTTTGAACATTTTGATTCTTTAGCTACTTGTCTTGCAAGTGTTTTATATTTTATACCTACATTTAAAGCAGCTTCTTTAATAGTATTAAATATTTCTTTAGTCTCTTTATTTATAACTTTTTTATGTTGATTATTTTTATAAAGTTTGTTTCTGTTTTCGTCTAAAAATTTGAAATCTTTTAATATTCCATTGATTAATTGGTACTGAAAATTAGAATAACACCCTTCGTACAAACTTAAAGCATCCCTCATGCAGTTAAAAATTGTATTTGTAGGGATGTGAACTACTTTTACTCCTCTAAATTTTATCCAATTATCTTTTATAGTTTGCGTCTCTTCTTTGGTCCTTTTGTACCCTTTTATGTGAGCTCTATTTTTCTGGAAAATAGACATTTTTTGTTTAGCTTCTTCTGTAATTCTTCTTCCCTTGTTTTTTAAGCTTATTTTAAGCTTTGTTTCAAGAGAAAATCCTTTGGAAGATGTAGGAGAAGTTGGCTTAATATTGTACCCTTTCTTTCTATTTGAACTGTCCAGCATGTTACACCAGAAATTCTCACAAGAGTCTAAAAATTGCTCTTCACAAGTTTCTAGTGTTTCAAATTCAAAATTTCCTATACCATATTTATTATAAGCATTTTGTAAATGCTCATTTGCATGTTTATTACTTTTTAACTTTGTTTTGTGAGTACTTAATCTTTTGGAAAGATTCTTAGAATTACCGACATAAACTTTATTATTAACCAAACAAGTTATTGTATATATACCTGATTTCATATAACCTATAATTTCTTAAATACTTGTGTCTTATCTGAATCATAATCTAGGGAGGAGCAGGAGAACGTATCTGCGAGGGTTTCAATGTCACATATAACTCTCATAATTTATTCTTTGTTATAATCCAGCATTTATTTTTCATAATATTTTAGTTTAAACATATTCTGTCAAAATATGTATTTGATATGGCATGGTTACATGTATTAGCTTCTGGTAAATGATTACCTAATATTGAACCTAGATAAGAACTTGCATAGTGCCAATCAGGTAAGTATCTTTTTTGAAAATAAACTCTTTCAAAAGCACCATTTTTTATTCTATCATTATGAATAAAATCTATTAAACTGTTTTTGTTGTATTTGTATTCCATAATTTTAGAGATTTAAGGGAGTGTATTTCAACTCCCTTTTTAATTGTTAAACAGCTAAATCTAAACGAGAAAAGTTTTTCTTTAAGAGGTAGTGTTTATTTACTCTTATATACCTTCCGTCTTCGTCTGTATCAGCACTTTCAAAATAACCTGAAAATATATAATGACCAACATTATCTTCTTTTATAAATTTAGTAAGATAGTGATCGGCTACATATTCAAAATCAATTTGTTCTTTTAAACTTTCATTTATCCAAGAATCCACAAAAGAACGAGAGCCTAAAAACTCTTTAGCTAAACCATCTTCTAAAAGATACAGATCATACTTAGACCTTTGAACACTATAGTTAAAGAAATCTTTAAAGTAACTATAAGGTTTTTCACACAAATTAATTTCTTCTATAATTTCAATCAAGCTGTCAACATTTAACTCATCTTTGTCTAGATTTTCAATTAAATCTTTTCTAAACTCTGAATTTTTAAGTTTATCTTCAACTATTTCTTCAATTGTAGAAGCATGAATGTTTGTATAGCTTCTCAGATACCTAATTCTGGAAGGTCTGTTAATAAGAAATTCATTTACACCATTGTTTGCTGTGATTATAAAGAATCTTTTGCTATTTGTTGTATTGCTACCATCTAAGAAAGATAGAAATTTGTCTTGTTTAACTTCTACTTCTTCTCCATTTTTAGGTTGATTAGGAAACAGTTTTTCAAACTCATCAATATAAATAATATGTTCTTGTTCTATTTGATTAAGAAAAGAAAACATATTGTCATTTGTGACTTTAGTTATATTGATAACTGGTAAACCAAGTCTTTCACAAATTACTTTAGAAGTAAAAGATTTACCTAAACCTTTTTTACCTTTAAGTAATACAGCCATAGATTTAGTTCCTTTTTGAAACACTGAAACTACATGGTCAATAAACTCTTTGTCATTAGAGTAAATCTTTTCAGGTAATTTAAATTTATTTCCTTCTACAAGAAAATGGTTTCCAAATCCATCACAATCAAGATTTATAACTGTATTAGGTAAAGATCCTACTACTTCAAAAGAATCATAGAATTGATAGTTTTTGTTGAATTTTAATATTTGCATTATTGTAAGTTTAAATTTTAAAGTTTTTAAGAGTATTCTCAATTAAAGAAAGAAAACCGAACTAAGACAAGTTTGCGAAGAGAATAAAGGAAAAGAAAGAAAAGTCCTCCGAAAAGTACTAATACCTGATTATGTTATCTAAAATAAGAGCATAATCACACGACCTGATCCAATCTTCTTTTGAAAGAAAGTGTAGTTAACAAGTCCCTTACTTGCAGCTTACAAAACAGAAAAGCCTAGATCGAGGGGTCGGAATCTAGGCTTTCTTTAAAAATGGCTTTTTGGTCTTCACTAAAAGCCAGTATCTTTTATTACCACAAACTACGACCCCTCGTAATCACAAAGCAAATTTACTACTTTTTGTTAATGTATTCAACAATTTGTTTTATTTCTTCTATAGAAATTTCAACGTCTGAAGAAAGTTTAATAGATTTGATTGTTCTGTTCCCTAAGTGACTATTTGTTGAATTTAAATGTTCAAAAAACATTTTTGTGAACTCAGCACAACCATACTTAATTATACCATTTTCATAAGAACCTGTATAACCATTTATGGTTGGTAATTGAATTTGAGCTTTTATTTCTTCAGGGTTTGCTAATCTAACAATGTGAGATTTGTTTGTTCTATAAAACCCTCTACCTTGTTTAAACATGAAATGGGATTTATTTTGTAAATGACCAGAAGGATTTTTTGCTTCATCTATTTCTAGTAATTGACAAATAATTCTTTTATCTGGCATCATTCCATTACCACCACCTCTTAGTTCTACCCAATCATCAACTTTAAACTGTTCTTTATAAACCTTCTCAAACCATAAATCAAGAACTCCTGCTTCTTTAAAGAAATCTTTAACATTTGAATCAACATCAAACCTTCCATATCCTCCTTTATTATCGGGTCTACATTCTGTAAATAAAGATTTTGCTAAATTGTGGTATTTTTCAATTACTCTGTATTCTTTTATTTCTTTTTCCATTGTTTTTGTTGTTTTAAGTACGAATTGTTGAAATTGTTCAAATGTAATAAAGTTTTCACTTTCAAAACTTGTAGAAGTTCCACCTCCACCATCTGAATTAACATGTGTATATTCAGGGTATTTAAACAAATCATCATTGTATTTTTGTTTAAGTTTCCATTCATTTATAATTGCTTTATTTTCGGGTGTAATTTTTAACCTCCAATATTCAGGCAACACAAATGTATCTTTTTTCATAAGATCTGGATGGTTTGGAGGTAAATATTGTTGAATTTCTGAAAGGTCTGTCAGTAAAACTTTAGTTTTATCCGCATCGCCACAAGTAAAACCCTCATTTTCTCTATTTTCATAAATCCCATTAGGATCTATTGTTTCACTAACTATAAAAACATTACCTCCTATTACAGTTTGAAACTTTAAAAACCACCCATTGTATTCACACCAAGAACCTGCAACAAACTCATCTTCAAAATCTAATTGGGAAAATTCTAATATTTCATAACCATAATCTATGTAAAACTGCTTACTACCATTATAAGTGTTTTGGTTTGTGTATAGATTAGGGTTATAAAAACTAGTTGTAAGCTTATGAACTTTATTCAACTTATTCCACTGTTCTTCATTTTCTATTTTTACAGCTTTTTTACCTTCTGCAAATTCTTTAATTGTGTATTTTTTCATAATTTCTGGTTTATATTGTACTCTCCTCATTCTTCCAATTTTTTGAATATATTCGGGAGGTGGTCTTTTGATACTTATGATAACATCCGATTGGTTATACATTTCTTCACAATCTTTCATAGTAGTTATTTTAAACTCTCGAAATATTGTTCAACATCATCCCAATCCATTCCTTCTTCTTCATTATAGTAACCCGTCCACCCACCTACAGAACCTTCTTCATCATAAGTGTCATCCCACATTTGTACTGATAAAACATTTGCATAATCCGGAATGAAGTTATTATCAAAAAGAAAAAGATGTTGGTCTGCCAGTAAATTAATTGTGAAGTAAGCTTGTAATTCATCTGCAACTTCAACAATATATACTTTACCACTTCCTACTTGAGGATAATGAAGTACTCTAAGTTTATTTGGTACGTTTTTCATAATCTGTTATTACAATGTCTAACATTATTTGTTTGAATTGAATTTCTTTTTGTAAACTATCAATAGAATGTTGTTTCTGATTAATAGTTTTGTTCTTTCTGTCACTATCTACTAAAAGAGCTATGATCCAGAGTGTGAGTAATGCTGTGAGTATTGAATTCATTAATACGGGAAGTCAAGAGGTTCTTCTTCTTTGTTTAGATTATCAAAGTGTATTTGATTAGTCTCTTCAATAGCTTCTTCAGATAGAAATTGGATAGTATCATCTAAGTTTCTATGTGCTTTTAGATAGATTTCTATTTCTCTTATGGTATATCTACCATCATTTTCAAAATTAGACATAGTGTGTAAGTTTAACCCACTATCGGTATAACCGATAGCAGGTGAATTAAAGTAATGTGACTTTTACAATGTATTTAGCAATAGGTTCCTTACCTCCTGTTGTAATTGTGATTAATCTTTCTGTTATGATTTTTCTTTGGTGAAAAACAGCACAAGCTGTCATTTCTTTGTCTTGTTTATCTGTGTAAAAAGAATCCCCTTCTTTACAGTTTAAAAGGAGATAACTTTCTACAGTTGTGAATGATCCTTTAGGTCTTCCCATAATGAATGTGTAATACCTACCCTAAGAATTACTTAGAGTAGGTATTTAGGTTTAAATTAGAAACTTAACTAGTTGTCCTCCCAGGTATATTACTACACCAAGGATAGAAAGCCATACAAGAGCATCTGATGCATTGATTAGAAACCCAATTAAAGTAGGGAATCTAAAAGTGTAATGATCAAATGTAAGTTTCCTATACTTTAAGAACCAATGGACTCTTGAAATTATAAAGATGATAATACAAGAGACAAGAAAGAATAGTAGGTACTCCATAATTTTATTTTATAATGTACTCAACTTCAACTGATTTAGTGTTAGATTTTAGAAAATCATTATAATGTTGGTCAATTATATTTAATGCACCTTCTCTTGATGTAGTGAAATATTCTTTTGTGGTAACACCTCCCCATCTATCTAAATGGTTAATTCTTTCTAGTTTAAAACCTAGTAAATTGTACGTATAAGAGATAAAGCTAACAGAGAACTCAAAGCTTCCATCAAGCTTTGTGTATTTTTTAATTTTATATTTCATAATTAAACAGTTACAAATTTATCAAGGATTGAAAACTTCTTAGTTAAAACAGCTTCTGTGTTTTTAACTATGTTGAGACTTTCTTGGAATAATCTGTCTCTTTCTTTTTTAGCAAATTTAAGTTGTTCTTTCTTGAATTCTACTCTACGTTGACATTCTTCCTCTATCTTTTTGAATTCTGAGAATGATACAGTTTTGTGTATTTTTTCTCTTGAACCAAAATGAACATTAGTGACAGGAAGATTACGATGGTTTAATAAAGGACCATCAAGAACTTGTGTGAATACTAATTCGTACTGTGCTGGATTGATTTGAGCTTTCATAATTAAAAGGGTTAAATGGTTAAATTGATTGATTTTCTAGTGAAATTTCTAATTCTTTGATTTTTAGTTCTAATTCTCTAAACAGTTTATCTGTAAAGTCAGAATGTCTGAACATTTTATGAAACAAAAGGATTTGTGCTATACAAGACTCCTCGTGTTCTTGTGTAACAATGGTAGAGATAGTCTTAGAAACCTTTTCATAAGCTATAAAAGCTTGATGAAGATCTCTTTGAATCTGTACTTCTTGAATCTTTTTGTTCTTTTGATTTGTAACTAACTCCCATAAATAGGCTATTGAGCTTACACCTATTTTGAATAAAGCTTCCATAATTACAATTTGTTATGTTCAATGAATTTTCTGATTTTTTCAATTTCAGAATCTACTATGTGATAACCTTTTATAGTTATGTGGTCTAAACCTAATTCTAGTAATTCTTTAATGGTAGAAATAGAAATAATTGTACAACCCCATTTTAAATTTGTTGTAGAATGTTCTCCAGAATAACAATCAATTTTAGGAAGTTTAATTTCATTTTCTTCTTTCCATTTCTTGATTTCTTCTGGTGTTGCGTGTCTGTATGCTCCCTTACTTTCTTTTATACTTCTTGTTTCATTGTTTGAGTCCTTAAATACACCATCAGAAATCTTTTCTTTTAATAGATAAGGACCTGCTTTGTGAGAGTCCCCATCATAATAAATAAAGTCTCCTACCTTAAACTCTGGTTCAGGTTGATATGAATCAAGAAATTGAATAAGTTCTGAGAATGTGATTTGATTACAATTAAGGATTATTGAATCTCTTTCTGTAGATAAAAACTCTTCTAAATCCCAATAAATATTCTTATGAGCTTTATGTGTAAAGGTATCATTAGAGAAATACTTGATCTTTTTCTCGTCACAATAATGTTTAATTGCTGCTCTTTGTCCTAAAGAACAATTTTCAATAACAAATTCTGTTTTTAATAGATTTTTCATAGTTGTTGACTCTTTGAGTATGTGTTTTTTGAATTGATCGAATGTTATTTCTAGTACACCTTCAGGTTTTTCTTCATAATAAACATATCCTTTATTATAAGCATTGGTGTAACCTGTTTTACATTTTTGATTATAATAAAAATCATTATTTGAGTTTGAATGGTTTTTGTCAAACCATTTAGAAACTGCTTCTATTTCTGAAATAGTTTCAGGATAAATCCACCATTTTTCTGGAAACTCTTCTTCATAAAGTTCTAATTCTGATTCTGTGTGCCAAAGATTATATGTTTTAGGTATACCTTCTACGTCTTTTACATCTCTACTTACACATACATAATTTGCATATAAATCTTTTACAACACCAATAGTACCTACTTCATGTCCAAAACCATTATTTTTTATAACTTTTACTGTGTTACCTATTTCAAATTTCATGATATTTAATTTATACTTGTTAATAAATAGAATATTGTCCAACATAAACCACAGATTGTTGTCATTGTAAATTGACCAGTTGTAAAGTCCTCATCTTTATGATATTTTATAAAAGCTAAAATAGAAACAGTAGAGAATTGGAGACTGATAAAGAAGAGGATTACTTTAAAGAGTGTCATAATAGTATTTTTCCTTTACTTGAACAATATTTAAGATTATGGTGCAGAACATCTACTCTATTGTAGTAAATGTCGCTTCTTGTTGTGTTATCATTTTTTTTACTATTTCTATGAGTTTTTGAAGTAATCTTAATTCTGTTTCTTTGAACAAATTTACTTCAGTTTTAGCCTTGTATTTTTTAACTGGATAAACACCATAATCATCTATTTCCCAATAATAAAATCCATTTTGATGATTTATTTTTGAATGTATTTTATGTTTCTCACGAAACCAATTAAAAACCTGAGAATATAATGGTGCTAATAAAAACCCAGAATTAATTGTAATTAACCCAGTGTAAAAACTTTTATCTTTAAAGTACCAACCGAAACAATCTTCTTCAAACCCAAGTTGTTTTAATTCTATTGCTTCTTGATATGGACAAAATAAGTGATTCATAGTATTATTTTTCCTTTAGTTTTACAATATTTTCTATTATAATGAAGAATATCTACTTTATTAAAGTATTTTTCATCCATTACATCTTTTACTATATATTTTTCTAAGACACCTTCATGTTGAAGATGAATTGTATCATTAAACTTGAACTTAGACTTCAAATTTCTTGATATTGCACACCATTTGAGTTTTCCTTGTTTAAGTAATATTGTGTCAATTATAGCACCTGAAGCTGTTAGTAATGGAGTTGAATCACATTGTTTAACAGTAGCGTTATAAACTGATACACTAACATTTAGATGTGTAGAAAGTGGTGTGTAATTAGTGCAAAAATCCCCACTATCTAAGATAATGGGGACTAGCAATAAGATTAGAGTTCTCATTATCTTAAATTTTACGAGAAAGTACTATTTTAGTGTCTTTTCCTATTTCTTCATTACTAACATCAAAATGAAGAAGATCCCATCCTTCCCTTACTAATTTAGTAACTTTATCTAAATCTGAAGGGTTATTTCGGTTTATAAAAAACTTTACAAATAGATTTTCCATTTTTACTTCATTTTCATTCCAGAACCACCAACACCTAAAGTACCTGCATCACTTACATCATAGATAACTCTTTTGAATGATGTGCTCACAAATATTCTATAATAGTATTTATGAGGATCAGAACTAGCTGTGTAAGCACTATAATCTTTCCAATTAGTTATAATATCCGCATTGGTTGGTTTAACTATTGTTACCTTTTGACCAGAGATTTTATAAGTAACTGTAAGAGTTGTACAAGTTTCATAGAATGTATATAAAGATCCTTTTACATTTGGATGTGTTCTAGTCCAAGTAGAATCTCTGTTACAAGTTGAACCTGTAGGTGTTGATTGTTTTTGTTGTTGATTTGTAATTTGAGGTTTAACTTCCTCTTTTTTACAACTGAATAAAGAAATTGTTACGAATATTAATAATAGATTTTTCATGATTTTTAGTTTTTATGGTGCTTATTTTGACCTTTTTGTTCTTCTTGGAATATTTTAAACCAATAGTTTTTAACAGTGTCTGACAATGCTACTTGAAGAGCATGTGGTTTGATAATATCTAGATTTATGTCACAATAATATTCTTCATCGTAACCTTTATCCGGATATTCTCTATTTAAATACTCTTCAATAGTTTCTACTTTATTACTTTCAATAGCTTCTGTAAGTAATAATTCGTGTTTATCAAAATCAATTATTAAATGACTATGTGCTTCTGGATTAAATGTTTCATTGTATTCTTGTGTTTCTTTTTTCCAGATTAATTCTATTTCTCTTCCTGTTAAACTTTCATATCTTCTAACATTACCAACTAATTCTGTATTAGTATCAGTTAACCTTGTTTTTTCTAATGAAGACTTAGAATTAAACCATTCTAAAGATTGTTCTCTATCTGTTTTCATTTTCTTTCTTGATTAATTTTTGAATAATAAATATCTGCTTGTTTATCAATTTGTTCATCTGATAATTCTTGTTCTTCATCAGGTTCCTCACAATCTTGTTCTTCCTCTTTAATGTCATCCTCTAAACAAGGACAACATGAAGACATACAATTACTACACCACATAATTATTTTCTATTTATTCTAAAATTATACATTAGATTTAATGGGGGCTCAAAAGTATCTATTAATTGTTTTTCAGCTTCTAACATTGAGTTATAACTATCAAAACTAAGTAATAATACTTTTTGAAACTGTTTATCTAATTTGTGTTGAATTAGTCTTGAATATAAAGATTCTGAAATACCTATATAATCAATATTATCATTGTTAAGTAGAAAGTAAACAATAAATGTTCCTTTTAATCTTCTTGTGTAAGCTAATCCTTTTTTATAATCTAAAGAATAACTTTCTACTACACAATCACACGTTGGGAGTGTCTGTAGTATCCTTTCTAAACTTGCTATTGTTTGTTCCATTTTTAAGATCTAGTAAATAAGTTTCTACTTCAATAAATACTGCATTTGTAATAAGATCTGCAAAATCTTGATCGCTAAACTGTTCATCTTGTTGTTCTTCAATTAAAAAACAAGTCCAAATAATATCTTTTAATTTTTGCTTACTCATAATACTAATTTATGTTTAAATCCTTCTTTTTTCTTTTTCTATAATAAGAATGTCTTTTAATTCTTGCATTACTGTTCTGCTTGAGTGGTTTTTATCAATCCATTTAATAGAATTAAGTAAATGAGAATTAGTCATATCTTTAATAAGAATTTGTCGGTTATCTTTAGTAACCCAGTGAAGTTTTCCTTTTAAATATTGATTAAGAATATCTTTATAGTGAACATCATTATAAAATTCATCATAATGTTCGTCATCAAACATATCTGACATTGCTAAATCAGCATAATAATCTGCCATTTCTCCCATTATAGTACTAATTTATGTTTAAATCCTTCTTTAGTTCTAATTTGTAATTTTCCTAGCCTATATTTACCAGTTGCTTCAAGCTTTTCCTTTTCTATTTGTAAAAGTTGTACAGTACTTCTTTCACAAAGTACTGTAGGAACTTTACCTTCTTTAGTGTGAGTTAATAGCCACATTAAATAAATATTATGCTATTCTTAGATTAATATTTCCTGAATAAGCATTTTCAAGTGTTATACTGTAATACAAATTATGCCAAAGAGGAACTTTGAGGTTGGAATTGTATATGTACTTACCTTCAAGATAATCTTTTTTTATTGATTCTACTTTTTCTCTTTTATCTTTTGGTAATTTTGATTTACACATATACATTAAGTGCATTGTTACAGGTTTTTGAGAGTAGTTATGCACATCAAAAGAAGTTTCAACCCCAATGAATTCAAATTCCAAACCATCTCTAGTAAGTATAGAATCTTTGTATTTGCATAAAATACTTTGCTTTACATAATTTTCTACTTCTTCTCTAAGTGCTTTAAGTGTAAGATATATTTTATACTCTTCTTTTAAACAATCTGCTAAAATAGATTGTAGACGATTTAACCCGTTCATAATTTTAAACTTTAAGTTGAAATTTAATTTAATTGCTGGGAAGATTGGATTCGAACCAATATTTTATTGGAGGTGTTTTCACACTGCAATAAATTATAAACTGTGTTTTACATACAGTAGTTGTTATAGTGTTTACCAATTTCACCACTTCCCAATATAGTTAAACAACTATTACTCAAAGAATAATAGTTGTTTTAAGATAATAAACCTTTTAGCATATTTCAACGGAACATCCGCTTACTCAACACTGTGAAGCTGACACGACTCGAACGTGTATGAACTTTCGTTCTTGGGAAGGTTTCCCTAGTGTCTATCCATTCCACCACAACTTCATAATTTAAACTATCTCTTCACAACTATGTGATTAGTCTACATGATTAGAGATAGTTTAGAATGTTATTTATGATCTTTACCTTTCTTTAGTTTCTCTACATGGAAGTGAATAACATTTTCAAAAGCTTCTAAGGCTCTTTTGTTTTCTAATTGGTTTTGAGCCATGTTTGATTTTAGAGATGATTTTGACATTGTATTAGGTATTTAAGGGTTAAATTATTGTACACTAAGATTTTCTGAAATGTATTTGTTTAGATTTTCATACTCCCCATTTTTATGATGGTCTAGTTGATCTCTTTCACAATCAATTACAACTTGTTTTACTAAAAGAATGCTTTTTTTATTTACTTCTTCAAGAACTGAGATGTATTTTAAAACACTAATTGGGACTTTTTGATAGTCTTCTTCGGCATTATTCTTCCAATATTCTAAAGTTTGCCCATGATATAAAATACCCATGATATTATTGATTTAAATTGAAAATTCTAATTTACGTTTTTCTAAACTAGATAATAGTTCAGAGAAGTATGTGTTAGTTCTATCAACTGATTTAAGTTCTAAATCAAATGGTTTAATACATTGATTAAGATCTTCAAACGAGTTAATCTCATTAGAGATTATTTTAAAAGCTAATTGGTTTAGGATTAGCTTTTGTTCTGGTTGCAAAAGACAAGTCATTAGTCTACTTTTTTGATAAGTTTCCAAGGTGTGGTGGAATCTGAATATCTATCTCCTCCATCAATGATTGTGATTATTTTATCTTCAGTCACTTCAACAAGAAATCTTAAACTAAGATCTTCTGGTTCGTCACCAACTAATACAACAGGTCTATCAGGATATTCTCTGATTTCAAAACCTTGGTTGTATTGGATTGGTTTTATTAGTTTCCACAGAAAGTTTATTTCACCAAAACAATAATGATTTATCTCATCATCATCCCATAATATTAGAATGACTTTGTTTAGAATTGCTTGTACTTCACCAATTGATTTATCCACTTGTATTTTGTCTCCTACTTGAAGATTGTCAAATTCTAATTGTGTTAACATGGTTATGTATTTAAGGGTTGATTACTTTAAAATAAATAGTTCTACACAATTAAGGTAGAACTATTTAATACTAGTGAAAGAATTGTGTTGCTTGAAGGTGTTGTAATAACAATAGAGTTGCAATAAGACCAACACCTGAAGATATTGATCCAAGTGTATTATGTTTGTCATAGCTATCCCAAAAGATGATAGTGAATATGATAAACATTA